TTTTGCGATGATGAAAAATCAATACGATATGTAAGGTATGTTCACGAATTGCAGAACTTATTTTTCGCCCTTACCGGGGAAGAACTTAAAATTAAAGAATCATGAATCTACAACTTTCACTAAAAAAGAAATGGTTTGAAATGACGAAAGCCGGAATTAAAACCGAAGATTATAGAGAAATAAACAAGCATTGGATACAACGTCTTGTTCAGCCAATTTTTAACAGGGATACATGGAGGGATGAACAAGGTGTAATTAGTCATATTATTGAACATAGAGATCATTTTTCAAAAAATAGAATGAAGTATTTCTCGACTAATAAAATGACTTTAGGTTACCCAAAATCAACAGATACCGAGAAGATTTTAGAGTTTAAACATGCAGGAATTGAGATCCGAGAAGGAAATCCAGAATGGGGAGCAGAACCAGGGAAACTATATTTTGTAATTAAACACGGAAATTAGAATGAAACAGCTAGAGATAAAAACAAATAAAAGACTCCTTATTGTGGAGTATGATACAGAAGCTGAATGTGCAATTGAATGGGCGTTAATGCATGCTTTTAATAATCCAAATATAGTTAATCACGGGCATAAGGTTAAACCTATATGTGGAGGCTCAGAGCTTACTGAGGAGATTTTAAGATCATTGATCAAAAACGAAATAAGCGAATTTTTAGTTTCTTGGAATTGGGATTATGTATCTAAAGAGCCATTAAATGATGATTTCTTTCCGCCAATGCAATCCTTCATTTCTTCTATCGAGGCTTCAGGCTACCATTGGGGAGAGAATCCTGTGAAGTTCAAAGAAAACGAAATGAATTGGGAAAAGCGTCATAAAAATAGGATTGAATGGGAAAGAGCCGAATCCAGGACCTTCAACCCATCAAAATGTATAATCTTTGAAATACTGTAAAGATGAAAACAAAAATTCCTATCGCAAAATATATACATCCAAAGACGCAAATTAAAAAGGTGTGGATTGGTAGCTATGGAGGACATTACGAAGCAATTTTCTTTTTTAAGAAGAAACCTAAGAAAACAAGTGAGCTAAATGATGGAACAAAATATTATTGCATTGTAGATAATAGAGATTTGGTGATAGGTTCAATGTTTATGGGAGATTTTAAAGAGTTATATCCTGACTTTGACATGAACATTATAAAGCCAAAAGATATTGAGATAACAGAAGTTATACAAATAATGTTTGAAGCTGTTTATGATAAGTATGGTGATTTAGTATCTTACAAATATAATGCAGATAATTATTAATTACGGAAACCCACAATACCAAACACCCCGGAATTTCCAGGGTGTTTTTTATTTGAGTAGTTTTAATAAGTCTTGATGTTCTTTTAAAAGATCGTCATAGTCCTTTTTAAGTTCATCGAACATTTTAGATAGTCTATCATAGTTCTTATCTACTTTTGCGGACTCTCTTAAATACATTAAGATTGCTATTACTAAAAACAAAAGTATTACAATTAAAATTATTGTGTTGATTTCCATATTACGAATTTATTTGATGTTTGGGTTGTATAATTGTGGTTTTCCGTAAAAACCCGGGCGACATGATGGATCAAAACGCCACCCGGAAAAACTAACCATGTGAATTTTTAAACTTGTTTGGTTTATATTTTCTGAAAAATTGATTTAAAATAATCTTCAATGTCTTTAATGTTTTTAACATCATATATTGAAAGTTTAATTTCTCTAATGCCAAAGTCAAGATTATTAACTTTTATTTCCAAACGGTAATTATCAAATTCTGACCATTGGGATTTGCCATCATTTCTCACTCTTATATCATCACATCTAACGATTTCGCCACTTGAAATAAAACTATCACTTCCATAAAAGTAAATGTCTTTGACAAGTTTGAAATATTTACCTGCTTTAGATTCAAATTGTTTTATTTCACTAGAAAAGATCAATGTCATGACGTTGTAATTTTAATTGTTATCGTTTTTGTTGATACAAATATACAACAAATAGTTGTAACAAAACAAGAGATAAAGTAAAAAAATAACAAATAGTTGTAATTTATAATAATTCTAAATACAACAATAAGTTGTATTTAAATATTGAAAGATTTATATCTTTGTCATATGGTATTAAGAATTGCTGAGCTTCAGAAAAAAAATAAGTTTTCCAACGAAGAATTGGGAAACAAAATAAACGTGAGTGATCAACAGGTTTCAAATTATAAAACATCTGCCAGAATGCCACCTCTTAAAACTTTGGAAAAAATAGCAGCTGCTTTTAACTGTGAATTTATAGAGTTATTCGAGGCGCCTATAGGCTATATTCATGATTATAATCCTGAGACGGGCGAATGGCTCGGAATTAGAAAGAAATAAGTATACAGTTTTAAAAAAAACACAACCTCCTTTTTTCAAGGGAGGTTTTTTTATGCAAAAAAATAATGTAAAAATTTATTATTATTTTTGTTTCACACTTAAAGTAATACTTGAAATAAATGCTATAATGAATTGTAAACTTACATTATTAAATAATAAAATAAACAAGGTTGTTGAAAAATTTAATGAAGAATATAATCTTTCTAATGATCAGGAATTTATTCTTAGAAAAATACTGGAAGGGCTTGAAAACCATCCTCCTGATTTATCTATGGAGCTATGTTCTAAATTGATTTCAGGACCTGTTGTTAAAGAGAAGTATTCAAACTTAGATAACCCAATATAAACTATTAAAAACTGCATAAATGAAAGGATTAATTACTGTAAAAGACACGTTAAGTACGGAGTTGGAGAATTTGCCTGGTGAAATTTGGGAAGAAGTTCCCGGATATGAAGATAGGTATGAAGTATCAAATTATTCAAGGGTCAAGAGTGTGGTTAAGCGAAAGCCAGTTATACTAAAAAAATCTTTGGACCAAAACAGCAGGTTTAAAGTGGTTTTAGTAGATAGGTTTGGCAGAAAGAAAAATTTTAGTGCTGGAAGATTGTGCGCTACGCTTTTCAATAGAAAGCCAGAAGAAAATGAAGTTTTAGAATACCTGGACAGAAACCAAAGGAATGATCAAGCAAACAACACAAGGTGGGTTTCCCGGCGTTCAGTTGTTTTAAGAACTGTAAAAAGAGTTCCCAGGGTTTCGGGTATAAATCACGGAATGGCATTGATAAACCCATCAAAAGCCAGGGAAATAAGAGCTGACAAGCGCAATGGAAAGACTTTAAAACAACTTTCTGATGCTTACAAGGTATCTATACCATGTATTCAAAAGATAGTTGAAAATAGAACCTGGAAAACGGCTTAACAATGAAACAGCAACCTGAATTTGATCTGCAAAAAAGAGTTTGCACCTATTTAAGGGCGGTTCATCCGGATTTGTTTTTCATGTCTGATACTATCGCAAGTGTAAAGCTTACAAAATTTCAAGCCATACGAAACTCACAGATCCAGAAGCCAGGATTTAAAACCCCTGATCTTTTGATTTTCTATCCTAAAGGTGGGTATCATGGTTTATTCATCGAATTAAAAGTTGAATCACCCTATAAACTCAACGGAGAACTTAAAAGCAATAAGCACATTCAGGAGCAAAGCAAAACAATTTCCAAGCTTAAAGGTCTCGGTTATCATGCTTCCTTTCAATGGAATTTCAACGATATAGTAAAACTTATTAACTGGTATTTAACACTATAATCATGAAAACATGTACAGCAAAACACTATAAAACGCAGTATAAGTCTGTAACAGAAGTCCATCAGCATGGGAAAATAAGATATAAGGCTTCGATGGCTGCAGGTGTCGGGAAACTATACGATGATATAAGAAGTGCGGCTTTGGCTGTAGATAAATATCTAATCAAAAAAGGTAAGAATCCTGTAAATATATTGGTGAAAAAATGAAAACAAAAAAAGTAAAAATATCAGAAGTAAAGGTAAATCCTAATAATCCCAGATTGATAAAGGATGACAAGTTTAGAAAGTTGGTAAAATCCATTGAGGAATTTCCTCAAATGCTTGAAATAAGGCCGATAGTTGTCAACGGTGATATGGTAGTTCTTGGGGGAAATATGCGATTAAAAGCATGTCAGGAAGCCGGATTAAAAGAAGTTCCCATTATTATTGCTGATAACCTCACAGAAGAGCAGCAAAGAGAATTTTTAATAAAGGATAATGTTTCCGGCGGTGAATGGGACTGGGATATGTTATTGAACGAATGGGACACTGATTTGCTTGAAGACTGGGGCCTTGATGTAAAATTTCCTGTAGTATCAGAAGATGAAGAAGAACCGGAAGAGCAAACGTATGTCCCTGTATTTCGCTTTGAAGTAACCTGCAAGACAGAATCCGAAAAAAATAAATTAATGGCTGATCTTTTATTGAAAGGATTTAGCTGTACAGAAGATTATTAATCATGGCTTACACAGAAGAAAGAAAGAATAAGGTTTTCAATAGGATAATAAATGCTATTGCAGATGATGGGTTACCTATTAGACAGATTTTAAAAGAAAAATGGTCACCTTCTCCTAGTACTTTCTTTGAATGGTTAGAAGACGATGAATCCAAAGCGAAACGGTACGCGCGCGCCTGCGAGATTAGGGCCGATATTTTTTTTGACGAAATGATTGAAATCGCTTTTACTCCTGAAATTGGAGAAACTGTTGAAATGACTCAAAAAGGCGGTAAAGAAGGGAAAAAGGAAATGAAAAAGACCCAGGGAGATATGTTAGGACATAGAAAATTAAAGGTAGACACACTCAAATGGGCTATTTCAAAAATGGCTCCGAAAAAATACGGTGATAAGCTTGATCTTACCTCTGACGGTGAAAAAATACCTGGTTCCATTCCTTTGGTGCTTGAAGATGGCAGAAGTTACGAGGATCTTAAAAAAGAATTGAAGGTAGATGAAGAAATATAAATACGGTGTAACAGAAGTCTTTGTAAAGCATGATTTCTACGCTTCTTTGAGAATTCGTCTTTTCGACAATGAAGGGCGAATTTACTTAGATAGTGGTGATGAAGCTATTGCAACAGAGTTTTTTGTAAAAGTGCCAGAGAAAAAGTATGAAGCTGATAAGCTGCTTACTTATGAATCAGGACTTTATTACTCGTATTGTGAAAAAGAAGATTTTGGAGCTTTTCCCAGATATAAATATATTATTCACGAAGGATCTTCCAGGAGTTCTAAATCATGGTCGTTAGAAGAATGGACTTTAAGAGAGGCTGAGAATACGCCAAATTTGCATATTAACATATGGAGAGATAGCCGCGAGGCTTTGACTGACACAATTTGGAAGGATTTTAGGAAGCTTATTCCATTATCCGGACGAACAATGCGGATGAATAGAAATACTACTCCAATTGTATTTAAAAACGGTTCAATTATTTCACCTAAAGGAGCAGATCAAACAAATGCACACGGAACCACTCAGGATATTGCATGGCTAAACGAACCTTACAAAATTGGAGAAGATGAGTTTGATCAGATTGACCAACGTTCTAATCAGGTTATTATAGATATTAACCCAGTCGGGTTGTCTTGGGCTGAAAAGCTTGTAAAGAATCCAAGATGTAAGGTTATTTACTCCACTTTCCGGGATAATCCATTTTGTCCAGCTGGTCAAAAGATGAAGATTTTAGGTTATGAGCCTTGGGAATCTGATTCCTATGAAGTTATTGACGGAAAGATAATGTATCAAGGTAAGCCAGTAACAGGAAATCATGAACCGCCTGTACATAAAATAAACAAGGAGCGTAAAACAATTAACAAATATAAGTGGATAGTTTACGGACTTGGATTAAAGGCAGAAAACCCGAAACGAATTCATCATAACTTCTATCCTATCACAAGGGAGAAATACGATTCTTTGGACCTAATGGAGTTCATGGGGTTAGATTATGGTTCTGCTTCTCCTTCTGCCTTTGTAAAGGTTAAATTTGACGGGGATAGATCGTTTTACATACTACCTTGCTTATACAGGCCTATGAATAAAATGAGAAATCCTTTAGGTGAAGAATTAATTGCTGCCGGCGCTATTCCTGGAAACAAGTCTATTGGTTGGGCTGATAGTAGTGACGCAGATCCAGGCAGCGATATGCCTTTAACAAATGGTTTAAGATCGAATTACAATCTAAATCTATTCAAGACAAACAAGCCTACATATAAGGCAAGGTTTGATTTTATGAGTAATTGTATTTTCTATTACGTTGAAGATGCAGGATTAGATGATAAAGAGAACGGATATGATGAAAAGGGTAAGTTTGAATATGAATTAGACCGTTATCAATGGGAATATATCAATGATACTCCTACCGGAAAGCCGGTAAAAAAAGATGATCACTATATGAACGCTACAGAATATGTTTCATGGGGTGTTAAAGAATATTATAACATCCAATTATAAAACCCAAAATATAAATTGGGTTAAAATAAAAACCCAAAAAACCCAGTGGGTTTTTAATAAACCCAAAATAACAATTGGGTTATTTAAAAAAAAATAAATATTGCCAAAATAATTAAATTTGAATATGACAAACACAGAAGCAAAATTAATCCACGGATTGATCAAGAAAGAAAATAGAATCAAGGCTACCGAGATAGTAGGCTTTTTCAATATCTTACACGCTCAAGGAAAGTGTAATGATAAGCTTATTGAAGATATTAACGCTTATGTTGATATACTCAGTATTTTATACAAAAAGAATGATGGTCTTCCGGTGTATAAAATACAGAAGAAGGCAAACCCGATTGAATCGGATGCTTTTGCAGCGTTTACAAAATTTCATGTGGAAATTACAGAGCTTATGAAAATATATACCGAGAAAATGAATTAATTTCACAGCCATATGGATGCAAAAGAATTGAGAATAGGAAACATTTTAAACGCTGTTGTAAGTAATGGTGTTGAAACTTTTACTTTTAATGAAATCGTAGTTCATGAACTCACTAAAGATGGAATGAAAGACGAGAAAGGATTTAGATTCCCATATGACACCATCGTTGGAATACCTTTAAATGAGTGGTGGTTGCTTGAGTTTGGATTTTTTCATTCCGAATCATTAGACATGTATTTATTGAAAATTCAAAAAGAAAAGTGGATATGTTGGAATAAAGATAAAGGAATTACACTGCAAGATGTAAATAGAACTCTATTCGAATACAAGAAAATAAAATATGTACATCAGCTACAAAATCTATATTTTGCTACCCAGCAAGAAGAATTAAAATTAGAACAGTCTTAACAGGCTGTTTTTTTTGTTTCTGCTTTATACTTCACAACACCATAATAACAGGTATTTACTTTTGCTTTAAAACAAAGTATTAGTGAGTATTTTAACCAAATTAGATAATGCGATTTATGCGGCTGTAAAATCATGGGGAGGCGGAAGCGCCCCTTATGAGCGTTTAGATGACGGAACTCACTTCTACTATGAGCCTGCTAATCTTTTGAGCTACCTTGGAATAGGAACCCCTTATTACACCCCTTACCAAAATCTAAAGTCATACTACTTTGAATGTTTCTTTTTATCTGACTGCATAGATATTTATGTTGATACATGCAATAGGGTGAAACTAATGGAAGTTGATTCCAAAGGTAACGAAGTTCCAAATTCAGAATACGTTTCTTTTCTACAGGAGCCGAACGGTCTACAAAATCAATCTGAATTAATTTCAGAAATGGTTATTAATAATTTGACATCTGGGATATCAATTAGCTATGGAAATTTCTTCAAAAATGGAAATCTAAGATCAGATGCTCAGTTATACAATATAGACTTCAACAGATTATCTACACCAAGGATTAAAAACCCTTATTTATTGACAAAGAAAGCTATTTCGGAGTTGATATTCAAAGAGCAATTAGAAGGTTCGGAACGCAGGGATCTGAGGCTGTACGAGCTTGCTTATTTCTATGATAGAATTCCCCAAAAGGGATTTTCTGAAGAAGGTTTTAATAGCCGTAATTTTTTTAATCCAACATCAAGAATATTCCCTTTACTTTCCAATTTACACACTCTTATAAGTTCACAGGAAACTATGGCGTATTTAGTCAATAGCCCTGTTAATTCTGTTTTATCCAAAGAAAAGAGTGATCACGCTCCTACTGCTGATGATCAGAAGCATGATGCAGAAGAGAAATTAAGTGGACGTGGTAAATATGGAGCCGGAAGAGGTAAAATTGGAGATATCATTGTTACAAACATTCCATATAAGAAGCTGGATATGGTTAGAGATAACAAAAAGCTTCAGAATATCGAAATGCAGAATAATGCAAAGGAAAATGTAAGAACCAGACTTTCAATACCTAAAGACTACTTTGGAGATTCCACATACGAAAATAAACAGTTCTCTGAAGCCAGGTTTACTTTAGGTCCTGCAAAGACTATTACAGATAATTTCTGCAATACTTTAACAAACAAGAGTCCTGAATACTTCAAGAGGAAAGGAACAAGATTGATAGGTTCATACGAACATGTTGAAGCAGTAGTTGAAACTACTAAGAAATTGAAAAATGAAGGCTTGCTTAAGCGTGTACAGTCAATTTCAGCTTGTATTGATGCATACGAAAGATACAAAACCGTATACCCGGATGCTCCATATGATCAATTTCTGATCAATAACCAGTTAACCGAATTCTTTAAACAGACTTAAAATGGAAAAAGAAGTGATCATAAAAATTGAAAAGGCTTTAAACCGCAAAGATTTAGATCCGGTTTTAAAAGCAGACTTAGAAAAAAAGAAAGAGATCCTTTCTAAAAATAAAACGGTAAAGAAATGATAACAGTAAAAGAATTCCCAGGCAAACAGTTCGCAACAAAAGAAGAGTTGTTTAAAGAATTGTCTGCAAATAAGGCTCTTTTAAAGGCTAATAAAATGCTTCAGATGAAAGAGTCTGACAGCATAGCCTATTCATTCGCTGTTAATGAAAAGAAAGAAGCTTTAAAAGCTGGTGAAGTACGATTTGAAGAGATCAACGTATTGGATGTAAAAGTGGTTATCAATAGCTGTAACCTTTTTGATTCACACAGTGATGTTTCAATAGATAGCAGTTGGAACCGTACAGTGAAGAACGCGAAAAGGGTTCTATTACTGGAAGCTCACAAAGCACAATTTGATAAAATTATTTCAGATGAAATCGAATTGAAAGTAGAAGTTATTAGCTGGAAAGATTTAGGCTTCGATTACGAAGGTAGCACAGAATGTCTTGTGTTCTATGCCCGGTTAAGAAAAGACCGCAATCCATTCATGTTTGAACAATACGCTAAAGGCTATGTAAAAGAACATTCAGCAGGATTAAGATATATTCAGATTGAACTTGCTATCAATTCAGAAGCTGAATGGAATAGAGAAGAAAAGGAAGTTTGGGATAAATACTATCCTAAAATTGCAAATAAAGAAGATGTTGATCAGTACGGCTATTTCTGGGCTGTATTAGAACAGCAAATAAGAGAAGGTAGTGCTGTAGTGTTCGGTTCTAACTTCGCTACACCTACCATGTCAGTTGAACCCGTTACAGACACTTCAACAAAAACAGAAAAAGATACACCGGACCCGGCGACCGCCACTCCAAAAAGTGAACAGAAACCAATTATTAATTTAAACTTATTTATTTAAAATGGATTTTAAATACAAAACAGTAGCAGAGATTAATGCTATGTCGCCGGACGAACAAGAAAAGTATCTGGCTGACAAAAAGACTCATGAAGACAAAGTTGCAAAAGATCAACTGGACGCTTCTATTGCTGAAGCTTTAAAGCCTATCGTTTCAAACCAGGATAAAGCGGGTCAAGATATGGCTACCGTGATGGAAGATGTAAATGCAATTAAGGAGGCTATGAAATCAAAAGTAGGTCCTGAATTAAAGAATTTCCTTCATACGGTTATCAAAGAGAATCACGAAGAAATTGTAAAGAATTTCAAGGAAAAAGGATCAAAGAAATTCATTATCGAAAAGGTTGCTGCAATGCATATGACAAACAACGGTACAGTTACCAATGTCGCAGGCCTTGAAAACTTCCCTACCGGAACTTTTGAAATGGATAACGATATTGCAATGATCAGAGTTCCTGAGAACTTTATTCTTTCAATTATCCGAAATAACCAAAGATCCAAAGTGCCAGAAATGGTAGTAAAAAAACAACAAGTACCAGGTGAAGGCGCAGTTGCTGTTGTTGCTGAAGGAGGTATTAAGCCTTTAGTTCAGTATAAGTTCCAAAATACAGCCACTAAAAGAAAAAAATACGCTGGTCGTATTGAGTGGACGGAAGAATTTGAAATGGATTTTGAAGCGTTACTGGATGCTATCATTGAAATGTTTGAAAGAGACGTGCTGACAGCATGGCAAGATGGTATCATTGAGACTATCGAAGCTAATGCAACCGCTTATGTTTCTTCATCCTTAGATGATACATTGATCAACCCTGATAACGGGCTTGCAATCATCGCTACTATGCAACAAATTAAAGCGCTTGGATTTATTCCGGATGCTGTTGTAATGAATCCGGTTGATATTGATGCTGCTATCTACACGCAGGATGCAAATGGAAATCTGCAATTGAAACCATACATCGATGCTAACGGAAACAGAATTGGAGGTGTAAGGCTGGTTCCTTCTCTAAAAATGGATGCTGGAACAGCTTTAGTTGGTGAGTTCGGAATTTATAAAGAGATCCACACTGGATTTATCTTCAGAAGAGGTCAGTATGATGATCAATTTATCAAAAACGAATATACAGCCATCGGAGAAGTATTCTCTGTTCTAAATGCTGCACCAGCTCATTATCCTGGTATCGTTAAAGTGAACCTAGCAACAGTAAAAGCAGCGCTTCAAAAACCTGCTGCATAACCTTAAAAATATTATAAAATGTCAGCAAAAATAAAAGAAACGGAGAAAGACAAAAAGATTGAGGGAGAAAAAATTTCTTTCAATTCAGCCGAGGACTATATGGCTATTCAATTGAATGGTCCAGACGGAAAACCTACAGGTCCTGTATATGTTGAGCATAAGCATTTAGCGAAAAGGCTAATTGGGAAGAAGGCTGCAACAGAGGCAAAGGGATCGATTGAAGTCGCCAAATCTCAAACTCAAATCATCGAAGACTAAAAAGTATTATCATGCCACTAATAGACAGTACATATTTCATTGACTCCAATATAGTAGCAAACGTTACGGAGCCGGACCCGGACAAGAAAACCGGTAACGTTCTTAAACTTGATATAGTTAAGGGTGAGCGTGATGTACTGTCTTTTGCCTTTGGAATAGAAATGTGGAATGATTTCAAGCCTTATATTTCCAACGGAATGGACCCATTGACGCCACAGCATTACAAAGACATAATCATCGGTAAATCCTATTTAAAAGATGGAAAAAAGTGCTTTTGGACCGGTCTTATTCAGGAAGAAACAAAGGAAAGTCTTTTAGCGGATTATGTTTATTGTCAATACCATACTGATGATGTCACAACTACAACGGGTATAGGTGAAGCCAAGATTGAAAGTAAAGTCGGAAACAGCACCTCTATGATTCCTAAAATCGTAAAGGTATGGAACAGGTTCATATCAAAACTTCATGGTGGTTTCAGATCTAATCCTGCAGGATTCACAATTGAGGGACGTCCTTATTGGATAATCAAGGGTTGTAGAGATTATTATGGCATTTATCCGAAAGATGGAGAAGTATCATTAATGCAATTCCTGTTTGATAATAAAGAGTCTTACCCTATGCTTGATCATAATTATAGACGTTTTGGAGAATTTAAAAACGAATTCGGAATATGATAAACCATAATAAATTGATGTATCAGGTTCTGGACCGTACAATCATAATAAAATTCCAAGATCGTGACTGGGTTGTCAATTACACAGAAGGAGATCTTTTTGAGCTTGTAGCAAAACTGGAAGATTCAACAACAAAGTACCCTATCATCTGGCTTCAGACAGGATATTCAGTTGAAAGAAGAAAGCAGGAAGGAATTACCAAAATGGTAGGATGCAAGTTTTTTTTGATCACCCTTGGAAGCAAGACAGCCAGGTATGAAAATAGATTTGAAAGCACTTATGATCATATACTTTATCCTTTGCTTAAAAGAATGGATGAGAAGTTTAGAAAAACAAAAGGCCTTACTGCTGCAGATAATGATTCTTACATGGTATTTCCTCTTAATGACATTGCAAAAGATGATAAAGGCAATCCAATTCCAGAATTAACCGCAATCACTGATGTATGGGATGCTGTTCTGTTTGAAACAGATATTACCATTTCAAATGATTGTTTTCCAGATTTAATAATTAAATAAAAAATAAAAATATGCCATTAACAATTAAAAAATGTAGTATTTCAGATATGGTTGCCAGACTTGGCGGTCTATTCTGCGATGAAGAGCAGGTTTATGGATTCCTACTGATGGATAGATCTGTCAGACTTGATCCTGCAACTTTCACTAAAACTGTATTGGATAATTTAATTCAACAGGATAAGATTATTGGAGCTATAAAATTCTTTTCAGCAGAAGATATTGATGTAGATCCAACTTATACCGATTCTTCTACCGGTGAAAGTACCAAGAATACAGACGGAATCAAGAAATGGAACTTTATGTTCAATAAAGGAAACTGTTTCCAGAACGAAATTCAAAAGCTTGACAGAAGTGAAAGATATTCATTCCTTCCGATTTTCAAAAGCGGTTCAATTCTGGGCCAGTTGATGAAAGACGGAAAAATCAAAGGATTCAATGTAAAACTATTCACTGGTGTCAAAAAAATTAAAACAGCTGCAGAAGGCGGTGGTTCAGTATTGAGAGTGGATATTCTTCCAGATGCCATGAAATATTGGCAGGGTCAATCTGCTATTGTAGAAAGTAAAGAAGTTGATTTCAATGAACTAAATCCAGTAACAGGCGTTTCCGTTGATATTACTTCTCCTTTGGTAGCTGCTGCAACATCTACAAAAGTTTTAGTAACAAACCAGTGTGCAGATAGTAGAGTTACAGGCCTTACAGTTCCAGAAAATTGGGGAATGAGAAGAAACGGAACATTGGAGGCTGTGACAGCAGTTGCAGAACTAAATGGTGAATATACTTTCACTCATGCTCCTTTGGTTGCTAATCAGGATATTTCCTTTGAAATTAATGACGCTGGATATTCGGTCTATGTATTAGACACCGACTATTACGCCGGGAAATCTATAACCGAAAAAGTATCAGCGTAATGGAATATGCAGTTGGAATCTATAAGATTGTTCCACCAAAGCCTTTTCCTTCTTTCGAAAAGGCGGTGGAATACATCCAAGAAAAATATCCAGAATTGGATGTTAAGACGATCGAAAAGCATCTAACGCCTAAAATTACCAATAATGGCAACGATAAATCCGGAAACCTTCCTGAAGAGAATTCAGCTGGCATCCAAGATGACACCGAAACTGGTACAGCAGGCGTTAAAAGAGTCAAACCTTCCATTAATAAACCAGGATAACCTATTAAGAGGAAAAACGAGTGACGGGGGCCGAATGCCCCCTTACTCTAAAAAGTATCGCCGGGGAAATGTATTCTATGCTGACTACAAGAATAGGATGAACCCTTTGAACAATCGTAGATGGGATTTAAAGCACTGGTGGAATAAAAAGTATGACGGCTTATTTTATCGTAGTATCAAAGTAAAAATTACGCTAAAAAACGTTCAGTTCTCCACTAACTACAGTCCGGTGTACATGCGAGATATTTACTATATCATTCCAAAACATAGAATTATCGGTATAACAAAACAACAGATGATTGATGCTCAGATCAAAAACAAGCCAAAACTTGAAAGACAGATCCTTGGAATAATAAACGAAGGAAAATTAAAAAAATAATGTGTAACTGCAGTAAACCCATCACAAAAACAGAATGTCAGATTCTCAGGAAATATGTTGAAGACCCGGAAGGCAGAACTTTCATTTACCATGTTTTTGACGGTGAACGAGGTTTAGAAATCGCTCAAGTGCCCAAAGAAATAAACCCAAACCAAATTGCCATTGAAAGAGAATTTATCGGATCTGATGGATTGCCTGAATGGTATTTCGTGCGTGAGCACCCATGTTTATATGAAAAAACTTAGTAAAAATATAAGAATATACCAAGACAGTAAAGAAATCCCCTTTTTGAACTACAAGAGAATAGTACAGACAGGGGATTTTTATTACATGGTAAAAGGATATGAATCTGGTGATTCCATCAATGCAGATGTTGATGTTTTGAAGGCTAAATTTAAGGAGATAGAAGAAGATTATGCTGCTTCGATCAACACCAAAAACTCTGATGTGCTTACCTATGGTGAAGTTGCAATTGTTACAAACGAATTCAACAAGTTTAATATTCTCCTTCTTTTTGTTGAACAGGCTATCAAGGCACAGGAACTTAGAGCAAAATTGCAAGAATTGATTAAGGAAATCGCAGAAGATGATAAAGAATCAGATGCTGAAGAAATTGAAATGCTTATGGCTTTGTCTTCAATGGAACATTCTGAGTTTGATGCTTCAGATATAAAGGATCTTCTTGCTGATTTTAAAGTGCAAAAAAGTGATGATCTATACAAACAAAGGCAATTCCTTCAAAACAGACTTGATAAGCTTAATAACCAGCTTTTAAAACTTAACAGCCAGTTAGAAAAAGTAAAGGAAAATAATATTGAGTCTGATTTTGATATTGAAGAGCAGTTTGTAAGTGTTTGTATTGGTTTGGAAATTCCAGTTGATGATTCAAAAATAACCTTATTCCAGTACGGTTTGATGGTGAAGGCTCTCATTAAAAGAGTTGACGAAATAAATAAAATGAACAGAGATGCCAGATAAATTAGCCATATTGCAAGCTCAAGCTATTATTGCGGAATTAAAAGCGGTTGAATCTGAAGCAAGAAAGCTTAATACTACTTTCAAGGAAACTGTAAAACAAACCGAAAAAATAAATAATGGATTTAATTCTGGAAGATTAAGAGATTATACAGCTTCTTTCAGAGAATTAAATTCCATTACTACTCAATATGTAAATACAGAAAGACAATTAGCTGAATCTTTGGCTAGAACAGCAAATTTAGAACGTCAACAAGCGAGACTTCAAACCGAACAAGCCAGAACCAGAAGAGAACTAGCAGAAGCTAGAAGATCAGAAAGCCGTGAAAGACAACAGTCAGCAAGAGAAGCTGCAGCAGAAGCGAGAGCTAACAGAGAAGCAACCAGTGCTCATGCTCAACTGACAAAACAAACCCGGCAAGCAAGACAGACGGCCCGGGATTATGGTTCCGAAATGGTATTATTGAGAGAAAGGCTCAGACAAGGTACAATTTCTCAACGTGAATACAGAAGCCAAATATCTCAACTTAATAGAGATTTCAGAAGTACAACGAATGAAGCAATACGTCTTGAGAGAGAACTTAGACGTGTAAATCAACAGACATTACCATCCAATCAAAGAAGCGGTGCGTTACAGGGAAGAGTTACGGATATCTTAAAAGGTGTTGTAGGTGCTAGTGCTATCGGTAATATTGCCACCGGAATTGTTGGAATTGCTACAGATGCATATGAGACTGTAAAAGCGTTAGATGCTCAAAATCTAGCGTTAAAAAGCGTGTTTGAGACTGAAGCTCAAATGGCATTTCAGAAAGAATACCTATCTGAATTAACCAACAAATATGGATTAGAGCTGGTATCTACTACAGATGCATATGTGAAGTATTCGGCCGCTGTAAAAGGTACATACCTGGAAGGTGAACAGGCCCGAAAAATATTTGATAGCTTTTCCGGCGCTTCTGCAAAATTAGGATTATCAGCTGAACAATCTACTGGTATATTCAAGGCTTTGGAACAGATGATTTCCAAGGGCAAAATTCAAGCTGAAGAATTACGCGGGCAGTTAGGCGATAGAATGGCAGGTGCATTCAAATTGTTTGCTGATGGTATGGGGGTTTCCACGGCTGAACTGGATAAAATGTTGAAAGCGGGAACGGTTGTAGCAGATAATGTACTACCTCAGGTTGCGGAAAGACTTTCTGAGGTTTACAATTTAGATACTGCAGGAAACATTGACACGATAGCAGCTGCTCAAAACCGTCTAAAAAACGAGTGGACATCTTTCTTAAGTGATTTCACTGATAATAAAGATAATGTAGATTTCCTCGCTGGTAGTATAGATGCATTGTCTTATGCTGTTAAGTTCTTACTGGATATTCTGGTTAAAGATGGATCAGCTGGAAGAGAAATTGTAGGAGGCTTGATTGATATTATAGGCTCGTTGTTTGATGCTTTAGGCACTGTTACTGGTATTACAGAGACCACATCTACCAAGATGGAGAAATTCCAAGCTACATTACAGTTTGTGAGTGCTGATGTAAATATTTTAGCTTCTGCCATTAAATATCTGACAAGTGTTGTTTCAAACTTTTTCTCAACAATGTTTGAGGAGAATGGATGGGATAAGTTTAGCCAGAAAATGGAAAAAAGTGCAGATAGTCTCATAAATTCATACAAAAAGTGGGATAAGCTTACTAATGATGCTGATAGATTATTTTCTGGATTAACTCCAAACGAAAGAGCTATAAGACAAAGAGAGGAAGAGACAAATAGATACAAAAAAGCCTGGGATGATGCAAAAGCGTCTAAGGCAGCATATTTTAATTACCAAGGAAAATATTTCTCCACTTCAACAGGTAGAAATACAGGTAAAAGCCTTGATGAATACATTGATCGGGGTGATAAGCTAGAAAAAAAGACACAAGTTAAAAAAACCGTTTTACCAGGTGACAATAAACCATCAAGACAAAGAGGATCTTCCTTAACAGGTGGTCAAAAAGATTTCCTCATGATTTTAGATGGGGAAAGAAGTACTGAGCTGGCAAATTTAGAACGTGACAGGCTTGCTTTAAAAATTGGTTATGAAGATTATCTTCAGGAAAAAGAAAACATTGCTATCCGATATGATAAAAAACTTCAGGACTTTTTAAAAGGCGCAAACGCCAAAGAGATCAAGTTGAAGGGTGCTTCTTATAAAAAAGCTCTCGATGCAGCCGTGCAATCAAATGAAAAACTTTATAGCGAAAGATCTAAAAACCTAGAAACTAATTTCAATAAAGAAAAGAATATTATTGAAGGTAAGAATAGAGAAATTCAAAAAAACCAAAACATAAGCGATGCCGACCGATTAAGGCAGCAAATTGATATTGATTCCGAACTTATTCAGAAAACAGCTGATTCTTATGAAAAAAGAATCCAGCTGGCGGCCAGTATGGGACAAAGAGTGTTAGAGCTGGAACGTGATAGGGATGAAGAGATTGCTAAAATAGAAGATCAAAGGCTTCAGCGTATGGCTGCTATTCCTGAAGCGATCAGAAGTGAAATCGAATATCAAAGTGAGATTCTTTCTGCAAACAAGGATATTTCTTATGAAAAACAAAGACAATTAATCCTTACCAATAAAAAGCTAAGTGCAGAAGAAAGGTCCTATCAGTTAGCTGTTCTGGATAAGCAAAACGAGATCAAGACTACTGAGCAGGAAATTGAAAAACAGACAAAGCTTAGAGACTCAATAACTAGTCGCCTTCTTAATGAAAAGGCAATTGGTTTACCTGGAACCCCAACGAAGGAAGATATAAAATTACTTGCTGAATATGGTGCTGAAATAGAAAGGTTAACAAATGTAAATATTCAGAATAAGAAAGATCTTGATCTCCTAAACTTTGATAAGATTGCAAAAGGTTTTGAGCCCTTTGTAAATTTGATTTCCAGCGGACTAAACGATCTGGGATTGAATCGGGTTTCGGATCAGTTTACAAAAATGTATCAGAAAATTCTGGATGAAGGAAAGGACTTTTCTTTATCGAATAAGGAAATATTTGAAGCAGCAGGAGCTGTAATTTCTGATTTCGCCCAAATGTTTACCAATGCTCAAAAAGAAAAAACTATTTCTGCTTTAGATGAGCAGCTGAAATATTCCCAAGAAGCAACCGAACAGGAATTAGGTTTCATAAATAGCCGTTTAGAAGCTTTAAATAGTCTTGAAGAGCTTACAGCAGAACAGACGGCCGATAGAAATAGACTAGAAGATGAAGCAAGAGTTTATAAAGATCAGCAAAGACAACGTGAAAAACTTATTGAAACTCAAAAAGCACGAGCCGAACAAAAAGCTGCAGCTCAACAGGCCCTTATTAATGGTGCTTTGGCCGCTACGATGACACTCGCTCAGATGGGATTTATTGCCGGCGCAATTCCGGCCGCCCTCGCTCTTGGTTTTGGTATCGCTCAATCAGTTGCTATTATGTCAAAAGATCCAGTTCCGAAATATTGGAAAGGTAGAACTGGAGGAAAAGCAGAATTCGCAATTACACAAGATCGGGGACGTGAGATTATTGCAGGTGAAGACGGTCGTATTAAATCGTTAGGTTCTGATTCCGGGGATAAAATGACATGGCTTGATAAAGGTGATACTGTTTACACAGCTGATGAAACGAAGCGGATTTTAAAGACTATGGGTCCTTCTGCTAAAATTGGGAATAAGGTTTTTCAAAGAATTGCAAGAGAAAGCATGATTGCCCCGCAAATTTCCATAGTGAATAATTACAGAGATAATTCAGACGAACTTTCGCGAAAGATTGGAGAATATCTAGACAGAAAATTAGAGAAATACTCACATCCAACTACTGAAAGAGTTTTTGGGCAGATACTTAGACATAGGGGCGCTAATAATGCTGAACTTGTCGGAGAATATGATTTAAAAACATTAGAAGAAAAATATTACAGATGATACCAATTAACCATATTATAAACGAAAACGGTGTTAAAAATATTTTCAAATTCATAGTACCCTCTGGATCTTTCCAGGGGGAATATGTCATAAATAAACCTGACGGGTGGGATGATGTAGACTCTATTGTCAATATTGATGATGAATTATTGTTTGTGAAAGACTTTATCATTGGTGAAAATACAAAGCTGAAATTCTACCAGTACAGTAACAAAATAGCTTATGATGTACTTTACAACGTAAAAGAAGAACAAGGTACTGACGGCCGGATTATCTTTAAATGGTTAGCCGTTAAAAATGGTGTAGAGTATGATCTGCTACAAGATAATTTCGAGGTGAATATGAATAAGTACAAAAATACACTCGAAAACAATACTTTCGTTATTGATGTGGACCTGATAAAAAGCGAGTCCCAAAATAAGCTATTTAATCGGGATGATGTTACTATAGATTTGTTCGGGACTAAAGATCTTGACGAAAATACTATTACTCCTGTAGAAACATTTCAATTGGGTTACAAGAAGGGAGCTGCAAAACTTTCAAATTTTTATTCATGGGACATTTCACAAGATATATTAAGCATTAAACCAAGTACATCAGGATTCTTTTCTTTTAGTAGATCAGAAGAATATGAGTTTGGTAGTAATACTAATGAATATTGTGGAATAAAGAATGTTAATTTGGGAAGTATTGGAACAGTTACATTTGATCAGGGGCCGTTTGTATCAACGAATATTACTTTAAAATCAATAAAAATTGAAGTAAGCAATATGCAAGTTGTATTTGGTAGATTTAATAGTTCTATTACTATTCCTCCAAATGTTGGTTTATACGCCGTTATTTCCGGGTCAGGATTTTTTTATACACAATTATTGAAAAATTTTACATCACAATCTGGAAATAGTTCTGAAATAAAAATTGACAATGAAATTTTCACATTAAATATAAATGACGTTTCCAATATATCACCTGGGCAAAATTTAAGCTTTTTGTTTTTAACAACAGATATAAATGATCAATTTATAATGACATCGTTAAAAACTAATACCAGTATTGAAATCACTACTAATATGGAATCTCCTATTGTTAAAACTAGCGGGATACGCTTACTTGATGCTATAAAACAGGTAGTAAAAAATTATACAGCATCAGGATTAAGTGTCGTTAGTAATTATTTAGGCTTAGGGGGAATTTATTACAACACATCCGTATCTACAGGTGTATATTTAAGAGGGCTACCGACTATTTATACTGCAGGTCAAAAAATTAAAACATCTTTCAAATCATTGATTACTGAAGGGGCGGCCAAATTATTGGTTTTAGGATTTGATGTCCTTAATGAAAATGTCATAATAGAAGATTTAGGATATTTTTTTAAAGATGTAAAGGTTTTTGATTTATCTGATAAAATATACATGCAAGAAGGGTTTAGTGTAGAACATGATAAAGATGTTGTTTTTAACACCATGCTTTTTGGTTCAAAAAAGTTTTCAAAAAATGTAAAAGATGATATCCAAAACTTTATAACATCGGCAGAATTTACGACCCCAATTAAAAGCATCAAAAATAAATTTGATAAACAAACTGATTTAATTGTTGATGAATATAAGATTCAAGAACTTATAGAAGATAAAAGTTCTTCAACCAATGATAACGATGATGATTTGGTTATGATTGATATGGTTAATGAAACAGATTATTGGGATTCAGGAGTTTTCCCAAATTGTATACATCAAAATAAAGACAATAAATTAGTTTTAACATGTGCTCAATTGGCCTTCGATACGACATTTATGGAGGTTGGATCAAGCGTTCAAATTACTGAAGGTTATAATTCTGGTACTTGGACTATTTTAAATATAAACAAAGCTGAATTAACTTTAAATAAAACATCAGGAATAGAATCTGGCACAAATGATACTCCAATCAGATATAATATACCATCACTGGTAAAAAATAGATCCATAAGAGATGGATTTACAGAAGATCAATATGTAAGAAATCCTGAAACTTCTACGAATTCACGTCACAATCCAAAATATCATATGGCAAGGTGGTTTCAATGGTTTGGTAGCGGATTAAGAAAAAAGCAAAGTTCAGAGTTATTAAAGGTGACGAACTACAAGAATAACGACAAGGCTCAGATGAAAATAAATTCAACTGATCTTGCCAATGAATTACCTAGTTTAATTACTGTAGGAGCGGATGAAAACTTGGGAAGAATGAGATCTTATAAACAGCCTTTTTTCTCCGGAGAAAAAATTGAAATTTCTTACACCAACGTAACATTCCAAGAGTTCATATCACTGTATGAAAATTGGAGATACGGAATTGAAGGTAATAGATTGGAAAGCCGTGGATATGTAACTTTGAATACTCCGATCGGTATTTATGATGCATATCCGTTTGGTGATGGTGCCTTTTCTCATGATCGTAAAACAAACATTCTTAGTTTCAAAGGTAAAATAAAAGGAAAATCCGTAGCTAATCCAGTTCTTGTATCTGTTGTGCAGGACAACAAAAATACAGTCACATTACATTGGGATTATGCAGAAGAATATGTAAATACTATTATTGATGTTCAATATTCACTTGATGGAATCAACTGGATAACACTTCGTCAATACGGAAGTACAAAAGAAGGTGTAATTATAGATGATGTTTTTACCAGCATAATTTCAGGGACAGATGTTTATTTCAGAATCATTGTTAATGCCGATGATTTTTACAATAAAATATCGAATACGTTAACTGTAAACTGGCAGTTTAATCCATACATAATATTAGTAAATAATAAAGCGGAAAATGCTGATTGTGGTTACAGCCGATTAGTTATAGATGTCAGGGGAACGGCTAATTTTGAAATTGAATACAGTTACGAATTTTCGCCAGGTGGTGGTAAACTATATGTTACGAATTTGGATGGTACCGGAGGAAATGTAATAATTGAGACCGGGTACGGGCTTCCAGTGTCAGGAACGGAGACTACAACGTTAAATATTAGTGGTAATACAGGACGTTTGTTCATGGAGTTATTAAATTCTGATAAAACGGAAAATTTACAGCCTTTGAATTGCAAATTTGGGAATGATATTTATACTGTATTTGCCAACTTGCTTGTAAAATTTACTGATACAATCACAAATACATCAAAAGAATTTGATTTGATGACCTTAACAGACAAGAAGTACACGAATTATTCTCCGTCGGAATAAGTCGTTGTAAATCAAATTGTATACTTATACTTGACAATACCATAATGCAGCCAGCATAATTTTGTTTTATGCACATGTTCTGGTATCATAGCCCGGTAAGATTCTATAAAACTCTCGAAGAGTTAGAAGATATGACAAACCCGCAAAACGCACAGTATTACGGGCACGTTAAACCATATCCTTTGGAAGTAAATTCTTATCACAGATATCTGATACCAAATTACCAGAATGAAGTTACAACGCAGGAGTTAAGTTTGTTTTTGGTTGGTGATGATGAAGTTCAAATACCGTGTGAGTTTGGTATAAGTGATGGAAAGCTTTTCCGTATTACCTTTATTTCTTTCGATGAAATACAGGGACACTTTGAAATAAGAGATTCTTCCGGAACAGCTATTTTTTATTCAAATTGTGTGAGGTTTGTTGATAGCACAGACTATGATGGAAGAAAATTCATAAGAATTGCAACACAATGCAACTACAACAGAAATCTTTTCTCTTATGCTGATGAACAACATGACTGGATGATCACAACTCTTCCGGCTTATTGTATGGGTGAATTTGATATTGATGAAGATATTAAGTCTTCGAAAACTAGCAATTTAGGCTCTACTATTATAAATGCAGCATGGACTGAAGAGAATGTTTCATACAAGATCCGAGCTGAAGGAGATAACAATATTCTCTCATTTATAGCAGTTCACTCCACAAACCAAGATTTATATATTGATGGAACCAAAAGAACCCGGAAGGAAAAACCAGAAATAACCGACTTCACCAATGAGATTACAATGAAGTTTGCAAATGTAAAAGACGAAAACGGATTGAATATCATTATGGATGAAAGACAAATTTTCGCTGATGTATTCAAATATGCATTAGGAAATAAAGAGAAAACAAAAGTGTATGTATACAATACTAACAAAGCAATAAAAACAAGATAATGGAAAATTTAATTCCAATACCATTCATTGAAGTAGAACCAATTGATGGATTACCAGAAAAAACTTCTCTTGAACCGGGGGGACATATGCTGTATCAAGCTGAAGATGGTAAAGAGTATAGAATTAGTACAGATACGTTTTATCAGATACTGCATAGTATTGCAAAACCTATTTCTCCAACGGATGCGGGGCCTTTTATTGCAAACTCATGGTATAAACCCACTACAAGTAGCGTTGATCCCGGGACAAATTATCCAAATGCAGGAAGCTTGAAAGCCCGTGTAGGATATGATACTCTTTTTTGGTATGATGGAACTAACTGGATTAAAACTGAAGTAGGTTTGCCAAAGGCTGATGATTCAGTAAAAGTAACTTTTACTAGTGTTGTAAAATTTGATCAAAAGAAAAAATATTCGACAATTAATCAAGCTGGAACGATAAATTTCACTTATGACCCATCTGGAGTAACCAAAGAAGCTATTGACAAACGTTACATTGTTTCTGATGGTGTAAGCGATATTAACTTCTCATCATCATTTGATGTCATTGGAGAAATTGACAAAACAAAAAATCAAGAGATCTATTTTACACGTCCAGAATTGGTGGAGTTTAAAATCCCCGCTGTTATTGTTAATGTTGCCAAGTCCGGACAAGTAACCCCTGTTGATTTAGATCCAGATGCACAAATTTACTATGACAAAATTCTTGCTGCAGGGGCTACACTTTCGACAGCAGAAACCAATGCAATGAACAACTTCTATTTGGCGGCCAAAGCAAATGGATATTTTTCAAAGTTAAAAGGTCTTTATTTTGTTCTAGGTAGTAATGCAGCTGCAAAACTACTTAATGGTATTTCTGGTCGACCTGATGCTACACTTGCTTCTGGAACTATTACAGCAGACGGAATCGGGGGCGTATTAGATTCAGGAATGAAACCGTCTGATATATTCAGCTTAACTAGTTTTTCGTACGGCTTACATAACACTACAGCAATATATAGCAATATTCGTAGTATGGGGTGTGGAGTTAGTGCCACGAGCGGAATCACGTTCTTGATAACTGGAACCTCGCCTTCAGGACAATCATTAATTTCTGGACCAAATAGGGATGTTTTTGGACAGATTGCTAATGCTGATTCTTTAGGAGCCTATGTTGTTTCAAGAACGGGAGGTACAACCGCAAAATTATATAAGAATGGATCTGCGATTTTAACGCATTCGGCATCGCAGGGGTCAGCTACATTGCCAAATATAAATTTTGCAATAGGTGGGTACAATGATAATGGAACAATCGCTGATGATACAAGAACTACGAAATGGGCATTTTTAGCTGATGGCTTGTCTGATTCAGAAGCTGCAGCAATAACTACTGATTTTAATACATTAATGTCAGCAATTGGAAGATAATGGCAGCAATAGGTACAATTTATAGTAAAAACAGCTTTACAGATCTAACTGAATTTGATCTAAAAGGTAACTGGGAGATTTCAGCAGGGAAACTAATTTCTTCCGGCGGAAACTCTATTTTACAATATAGATATGCCTCTGCATTAGATAATTTTTTATGGAAAATTCGTACGAACTCTGCAGCACTTAATGTTCAATTATATGGTATTCGTTCCGATAATAATATCAGAACAACTTTTAGTGTTGAATCGGGGAAGGCAAAATGGAATTATGCTTATAATAATACGTCAGGGCTATCATCGTCAGCGATTTCAATAGGCCCTAGTGACGTTTTAGAATATCAAATTACCAAAAATCAATGGACCATCTCCTTTACGGTAAAAAATATTACCACCGGAACTGAAACAACGGTTACTGCACCAGTTGCTGTAACTATACATAAGTTGAGATTATGGTCCGCATCTGCATTAGAAGTAATTAGTTTAATCAAGACATCAGATCAGGAATATCAGCCTCTTAATTTGTTGGTTGGAGATTCTATTGCATATGGAAGCAGTGCAACGACATCAAGCCTTAGATGGGGAACCATTGCAGGTTTTCAAGTGGAAGGAAGTCCGGGAGACACAAGTTCAGAAGCTTTACAATTACTTTATGAGATTACGAATATTATTAAACCAAAGCGTGTAATATATGCATTTGGAACCAACGATTTAGATATTGAGGTTTGGAAAACTAATCTACAAGCTTTTAAATCTTCGATTAGCCAAAGAAACATTGTATTTATTCTGATAACGCCTTATGCGAATTCTAACAGAGATATGACGGCATATCAAACTTATATAGCTGCAAATTTCAGTAAATATTTTGATGTTTTTTCGATTACTAAACAGTCTGGAAACTCAAATATGAAGCCGGAATATAATTCTGGGGATAATGTCCACCCAAATAATGCAGGACATCAAGCAATAGGAAATTATGTATTGGCTTCGCCATATTATACATTTACTCCCTTAAATCCGCCAGGTAACAACTCACTAATAGCAAGTATATTAATGCAATGGCATAATTAATTTAAATATGGATTTATTAAGTTTTTCCAAAGAAAATAACCTTTGGCATTCAGATGAACGCCATCAAAAGTATAGCGGGAATCTAATTCACCGTTTTTCAAAAAATGAGAGTTTAAATCAATGTAAGAAATATTGTTTTTAAGGCAATAATTTCTAAGCATAGAATTGTATGTATTTATAGAAGAATTTAGATGTTTTTTATCAAAACCAGTAGGTAAAACAGATTGAACAATTATTATGGTATTAGGACTCACTTTTTCTATTTGGTCACAAATTTTAGAGAAGTTAAAAAAGACAGTCTCAACTTTATTGTTTTCACTGAGATCGTTTAATCCGATCTCTAAGAATATTTTTTTTGGTCTTCCTATAACAATGTTACGGAGTCGAGACAAAACATCAGTTGTTTTATTTCCGGCTATTCCTCTGTTTTTGATGTTCAGGTCATTAAAAATCTCCTGTGTTGGAAAGCCTTCTGTTTTACTGTCGCCGAGAAGTACTATATCCGATTCTTTAATAGGGAAGGAATTCTGTATTTGGATTTTGGCGTTATCCAGGTCCTTTTTATTATATGTAATAGTAACAAGATTTTTGTCTTTTGGTTCTTGCTTGGAACAACAACAAACTAATAATGAGAGTATAAATAATTTTTTCATGCTAAACAAAAATATAAAAAATATTAAAGCAAAAGTATTTATCTAATAATCTATAAAAAATGAAATGGGAAATCCAATAATAAATTTTATCGTTAATAACCTGATTTCGATTCATTCAGGTCCAGCATATAGTAAAGCGTTTTCGGCTTTAAAATTGGCTGCTGTTCCAGCTGTTGGATTATCTATTTCAGAAAGGATAACAGGTTGGTATCTTGAAAGAGAAAGCTTTATAATAATATTGGCCTTCTCTTTAATTGCTGATTTGATTTTAGGTGTTTGGAAGCATTTGGAAAATCATAGTTTTTCCTTTGAAAAAATGCTATGGGGATTTACAAAGAAACTGGCGTTTTCTATCCTTTTTTACTTTTTCTCAGAAGCATTTTTACAGATTTTACAGGATTCTGGATATGAGTCTTTAGCTATAACCGGATTTCTAAGAATTTTACTTTTCGCCTGGCCAGCTGGAAATGTAATGGTCAATATGGGAATTCTTACGGGTGGAAAATTTCCACCATTGTTTGTGCTTAATAGGATTGCAAAGTTCAATAAAACAGGAGATTTAAAAGACTTGAAAAATACAGCAAATGAAACTGAAAATACTGATAATAATACTTCTGAGTAGTTTGTTACTCGGTTGTAGGACAAAGCATAAAACGTCTTTCTATTCCAAGGAAGGACGAACGGAAATTGAACGTTTGAAACTGGATTCAGTTAAAGAAAAAGCGGTAAAAGAGTCAACCAAGAAAGTAACCGATCAGACTGTTAAAAAGAATCTGCAAGATTTTTCCGGGGATATTGTCATAAAAGGAAAATCTGACACTTTAAACCCGCTGGTCTTTCACAATGTAGTCTCTGGTGATACACTTCAAAGTATTGTCATTCGCGGAACCGCTGATTATTACATAAACAATCACTACCGGAAGTCTGCAGAAGATAAACAAGAAAGATCCAGCGAAGAAAAAACAAACATAATTCAGGATCTTGCAAAAACGGCCGTGTCGAAAGAGACTATAAAAAAAGTTGCTGCAGAAGTTGAGAAGAAAACCAATGACATCAAAGCAAAAGGCTTTCAGGCTGGATTGTGGATTGTCCTGGCTGTTTTCGGAGTCGTGGCAATTATAATATTTGGAATTTATAAATACTTAAAAAGAAAATGAAAACATTAACAGAACAAGATTATATAAATGCAGCCAAAGAATTAGGTTGTGAAGTTGCAGCAATAAAGACTGTGAGTGAAGTTGAAGCTCCTAAAGGTGGTTTTCAGGCAGATGGCAGACCGACAATATTATTTGAACGTCATAAGTTCCATGAATTCACTAAAGGAAAATACAGTAAAGAGTTTCCGGATATATCAAATGAACGTCCGGGAGGATATACAAAGGAAAATGAACATGCCAGACTTGACAAAGCTGCAAAATTAAATAGAACTGCAGCTTTAAAATCTGCTTCATGGGGAAAATTCCAGATTATGGGTTTTAATCATAGTTTGGTTGGTTTCCCTGTTCTGCAAGATTTTATCAATGCCATGTATAAAAGTGAAGGGGAACAGCTAAAAGCCTTTGTAAAATTCATTAAAGCAAATAAGCTGGATGATGAATTAAGAGATAAAAGATGGTCCGATTTCGCCCGCATATATAATGGTAGAAATTATCATATAAATGCTTATGATGAGAAAATGGCAGCTGCATATAAAAAGTATTCAAAATAAAATTTGTTACAAATTGTATCATTAAAATTTTGATATAGATACAAATTGTCTCAAATTTGAAACATGGAAATAAGAGGTGAAGTAGTAAGCATATCAGACACAAAAGTTGTAGTAAAATCTAACCTTTACGGTAAGACAAAAGATTTTGATATTTTTTTGACTCCCAAAAAGAAACAGCTACTCACAGAACATATTGTAATAGTACGATCTATTGTTGCGTTCGCTGTAGCTCCTGAGTTTATAGAACTACGTGGTGAAAAGCTATGTAAGTTGTGGTTATACTATATTATTTTTCCTACGAGAATAGTCCAGGGGAAACGCAAAAAAGATGACTTCAGGGAGGGTCCTACCATTGGTGAACTCAGATTGGGAAAAGATAAAAAAGCGTAGTTTTTAGCTACGCTCCAATGTGTCAACAATTATTTCTTTCAAATCTTTGTTTTTTCTATTTTTTCTACCTACTGCATATTTACCAGTTGTCGTGTCAGTTGTATGGTTTGCCATTCTTTGCGCTGGGGCTTCCAGATCTTTCAATCTGTCGTCGTGCATCTCATCAAGAATATCAAGAAATAAGTGTTTGTGAGTATAGAAGTCAGCTGTCACTTTTAAAATATTACCTTCAGAGTCCATTATATCATCAGAATCTTTTACATGCCTTTTCCAGCGTCTTGAAATTTGTTTTGCGCTTATCGGCTTTTCTCCTGGAACCAAGCCGGCGGAAAATAAATAATCATCATCATCCTGGCATTCAGATAAAATCTCTCTCCAATATGGAATCGCAGCCCTTAATATAATTTTCTTTTCCCAGGTATATTGTTTTCCTTTCTTTATTAAAACCTGATATTCCTGATTATCCAAATCAACGTGTTTTTTCTGGATATGCATAAATTCTGTTGATCTACCTGCAGCATAAAAAAATATTTTTCCATACCTGAAGAATGTGTAACATTTTGTTTGAAGATACTTATGAACGCAAATCATATCTTCTATAGTAAGCACCTCTCTGATTTTTATCTCTTCTACCCTCTTTTCAACATCATTTACAGGGTTTTCTTTGCCAGTACAACCATATTGCTTCAATTCTTTAAAAAGTGACTGCAAGTGGCTTCTTGAATGATTAAAAACACTATCTGTAAGATTCAAATAATCAAGGATTGTTTTAATATGCCAGGTTTCCACATCTCCAATCAATAGTTTCATAAAACCGACTTCAATAAGTATTTTATCAATATCATTAACCAGCCTTAATACATCGTTAGAATATCCGGTACTCCATTTTTTGGACTTATTTTGATGGGCTATTTTGAGAGCCTCAATAATAGGAAGTTTAGGATGCAGCTTAACAACTTTTTTAGTCATGTATTGATGCGTAATAGGATTATAGTTCCTATTATCCAACATGTCTTCCATGATATCCTTTTGAAGTTCTGCTTCTTCCTTCAAATAGGCAAGATCATCACTTGAAAATTTCTTCACAAACTGAAATCCGTTAGGATATTTATCTGTTTGTGTAGGATCGTGAAAAATACACTTCACTCTCCATTGTCGAGGAAATTTAGATTTTTTTGTGAATTTTTTATAGCCCGCTGGACTTATAAATACACTGGTTCTTGAACAACCATTTAAAAGATTTTTTTTCATGATGTAGTAAAAGTTACCCGAAAAGTTACCCTTCAGACTTTTTCTACTCAT